TTTCACCAATAGCTAATAGTGCTAGAGTATGTCAGGTTGAATCTGAAGCTACTTTTAATATAGCACCACCTTTATTTTGGACTTCTTGTACAGATGATGTTGTTGCTGATCGATTTTATTATCAAACAAATACTTCAACATTTCTTGTTGTTTCTGATACTCCTTTTCCAACTACTTCGTAATTAAATAAAGTGATTATATTATGTACATACATTGCCCACCTAAAGAATTACCTGTTCTTAAATCTGTAACAGCTCCCAACGGTAAACGATATTACGTAACTCCAGAAGGCCACCAGTTCCCTTCTGTGACTACTGTGGTCGGTCTTCAAAAGAAACCTATTATCGATGCTTGGCGCAAACGGGTGGGCGAGGAGAAGGCTAATGCAATATCAGGCAAGGCATCACGTAGAGGTACCAAAATTCATGCCATGTGTGAAGATACCCTTAAGAATAAACCCTTAGATATCATTCCTGATGCCAACTATGAAATGTTCTTATCTCTTAAACCAGAATTAAAAAAGATAAATAACATACAATACCAAGAACAATCACTATGGTCCAAACAGTTAGGACTAGCCGGTACTGTAGATTGTATTGCAGAATATGATGGAAAGTTATCAGTTATTGACTTTAAGACATCCAAACGTATTAAATCATTAGAGGATATACAAGATTATTTCTGGCAAACCTGTGCTTATGCCTTGATGTATGAAGAATTAATTGGTACTCCTATAAATAACCTTGCAATAATCATTGCCGTAGACGACCAAAAACCCATTGTATTTCAAGAAAAAACTGAAGACCACATAGACGGACTGTTAAAAGCCGTAGAATTTTACATAAATAGCTTGACAAAAGATAAATAAGAGACTATAATACGTATTCTATGAAGTTTTTTGAAAGTTGTTCAAGACGAGGGTGCGAATCCCTCCAGGTCCACCATAAGCATATTGGATACATTGATGTTATTTAACGGCATCGGTCACTGAGAACTAATATGCTTTTGATGGGCCTGACTAGATTCGATTGGGCAATCATTAGGAAAATGGAGAATCGGCAACGCTTAAGCCGGATGTAAGAAGCGATAAAGTAAACGCAAACGATGAAAAGTTCGCATTAGCCGCTTAATTGAGGCTTAGGGTTTCGGTGGTGTTCCTCGTAACAGAATACGCCACTAAATTTAATAACTTAAGGAGTATTATATGAAGAATCTATTAATTGCACTAGTGTTATCTGCGTTCTCAGTTGGAGTTTTTGCTACTGAAGTTCCTCTTGATGCTAAAAAAGAAGTAAAAGCTGTAGAAAAGAAAGTTCAAGATCATAAAGCTGAAGTGAAGAAAATTGAAGCTAAAGTAGAAAAGAAGTAATTTAAAAAAACCAAGGAGTAATTATGAAAAAAGTATTAGCCCTTTCGTTATTGGTTCTTTCAGGAACTGCATGTGCAACAGACCTAAGTTTATCGACTGGTCGTGACTCAGTTTACAAAGGTACTGATGTAACTACATTAACTGCCGGAACAAGTTACTCCGGTTTCAGTGTTGCTGCTTCATATTCTACCGTTGTAAATAAGTACAAAGCCGGTGCATTAACAGTTGGTAAAGATTTTGCTGTAGGTCCTATCAGTGTTGGTCCTCGTGTTGGTGTTGAACTTCTTGCCACCAAAGCAAGCCAAGATGCTAAGATTGTAACAGGCGGTATTGCTGCCGGTTATGCCTTAAGTAAGAGCGTTTCTGTTGTTGCTGATGTTACTCGCCGTTTCGACCTTAAACAAGCCGAAGCCTTTAAAGGCACTGTAACGACCGTTGGTCTCAAAACCACGTTCTAATCTTTAGAGTTTGGATGTTCTCTTGAAAAACATCCATTTCAACCTATATTATAAGATTAGTAAGTCATTCTATTAAACCAATAGTTTGAAGTGGGTTGTTTACACTAAAACAAAGGAATTAAAATGATCCAGAAATCTACTTTGACGGTTTTAACTCTTGCGTCAATTGCTGTATTGAGTGTGTTTTCTTTTTTCAATATAGAATCATATAAAACGTCAATAGAAACTAAAAGATATGTTGCAGAAGAAGTGCAATGTATGACTAGAAATATTTACTTTGAGGCGGCTCACGAACCTTTTGAAGGTAAATTGGCAGTAGCACAGGTCACAATAAACAGAACGAAGAATCCTAATTTTCCTTCTACTGTATGTGCTGTAGTATCTCAAAAGACTGGTAATTTATGCCAGTTCTCATGGTTCTGTGAACCTGCTAAACCCATTCAGAATGACTTTGAATGGAAAGAATCAGAATTAGTCGCAAAACAGATATTGACAAAACAGTTGACATATGATAAAATGTCTGATGCATTGTTTTATCACGCTGTATACATTAAGACAGATTGGGATCGTAGGTATCAGAAGGTGAAACAAATTGGGAACCATATATTTTATAAACTGAGGTAACATGCCTACTAAAGATGAGATAAAGAAGTTTAGTTTGATGATAGAAGAATTAGCAAAGGAAACTCACCTGACACTCATGGATTCTATCTGTCATTACTGCTCTACGAATGAATTTGAGATTGAGGTGGCCGCAACGTTAATATCACCTGCACTTAAATTTAAGATCAAGGAGGAAGCACAAGAACTTAATCTTATTAAAAAGACATCAAGACTACCTGTATGAATATCGAGAACACTGGCTTTGCTTCATTTGCCATGTTCAACGCTATCAAGTTACATTTCACCACCGATAGCTACGATTATATCAAGTACCATGGCAAGACTAATGTAACGAAGAATAACTTTAGTACAAGAAAGGACAAATATTCTTTTTATAAATTATCACGTAGGTTTTCTTTAGATGAATTGAAGAACTTTTATGTGGCCAATTTTCTTGCACAAGATGTTAATTGGGTTGGCGACATAATGGGTCCAGAAGGTGAAGAGAATTATAAGAAATGGCAGAAGGTAACACAGTCACTATCTTATGTGTTTAAAAATGATATTGAGTACCTCACTGAGATTGATGGAGTGTTTAAATCAAGCGGTGGAGAGTATCCAAAATTTTTGGTTGAAGTAATGAGAGGCAAAGTCTCACTAGAAACATTGGTTATCATGGACGACCTGTCTAATTTCATACCCAAATGGAATAAGACGATTACTGACGATATCGTATGGCCAAATATAAGGAGGAAATGTATAAAATATAAACCATTCATACAATATGATAAAAAGAATTTTGAAAGTATCATTAAATCAATAATCAATAAAAAGGAATAAAAATGCTAACAATTATCAAAACTGCTCTCAAATCACGTACAGTCCTATTTGCTCTTTTACTTGCCGTGTTATCGGTATTACAAGGGTTTGTTGGATTATTACCTTTAACACCAGCACATCAAATGTATGTTGGTTTAATTGTTTCCGTCTGCGTGGTGATCTTACGTTCTATCACTAGTACACCTTTGTTACCGGTGGCAGATAAATAAATATACCGTTTAGGACTTGACACAGAAGAAATTCTGTGTCATAATATAGCTGTTGACTATGAGAATCTTGTGGACAAATCGTTTATACACCGTTAATACGAAAGGAAGTAAATATGGACTTTAGTAAAATGAAGCAGCAAAGTGGTAATCTCTCCAAGTTGGCTCAAAAGATTCAAGAAATGAAAATCACTCCTGATGCCGGCGATAGTAAAGAACACTATTGGAAACCAGAAGTAGACAAGTCAGGTAACGGTATTGCAACATTCCGTTTTCTACCATCTCCGGCTATTGACAATGATGAAGATGCGTTGCCATGGGTTAAAGTGTTTTCTCATGGATTCAAGGGTCCTGGTGGATGGTTAATTGATAATTGTCTTACCACCAAGAATAATCAATGCCCTGTTTGTGAAGGTAATACTGTATTATGGAACTCTGGCATTGAGGCCAATAAGACTGTGGCTCGTGAGCGTAAACGTAAATTGAATTACATCACTAATATTTACATTGTATCTGATCCAAAGCATCCTGAGAATGAAGGTAAGGTGTTCTTGTATCGTTTTGGTAAGAAAATCTTTGATAAGATTACTGAAGCAATGAACCCTCCGTTTGAAGATGAGAAGCCTATCAATCCGTTTGATTTGTGGAAAGGTGCTAACTTCAAATTGAAGATTCGTAAGGTAGAAGGCTATCAGAATTATGATAAGTCGGAGTTTGAAACATCATCACCTCTGTCTGACGATGATGCAAAGATGGAGAAGATTTGGAAGTCTGAGTATTCATTGAAGGAGTTGGTGGATGATTCTCAGTTTAAAACATATGACATGATGAAGACTCGCCTTGAGAAAGTACTTGGACTTGCAGGTGAACCTGTTAAGATGACTACAGTGGAGAGTATTAAAGCAGCTGCTAAAACGGCTCCTGTAAAGGCACCGGTGGAGACATTAGTTGATGATGAAGATGCCGACATGGATTATTTTAAAAAATTAGCCGAGCAAGACTAGACTTAACCTTTTCTACTTTTACACCCACGAAGTTTGTGGGTGTTTTTTTATACCAATCGAAAGTTTTGTTTTAATACTCGCCAAAAGGTAGAGTCATCATTTCGTACATCTACCGAACTGTCAATTCCTATACCACCAGAACCGCCGCCACCAATTGTCTTAGAGTTATCTATATTGATTGGCTTTATATTTCCGGTAGATTTTTGTTGTATTTGTATATCATTGTTTTTCTCAGTGGCAACTTGCGCTCTCTGACCAATATCACTGGCTTGTGCTGGCATTGGTGTTGCTGCGGCTGGAGCCGAAGACGCCGAAGGTGTCATAATGTTTGACATGATTCCTGAAGAAATGTCAGATGTAGCTGCGGCCGGAAAAGGAGACGCCAGATTAAACGTAGATGCCGAAGATGTCTTAGATGCAGCTGTAGGACTTGCAGAGGCA